ATGGCATCCACTTTTTGAATGGCATCAGAACGGCAAATCTGTGTTATTACTTTCGAACGCTGGCTTGCCGGCATCCGGTTTCTGCTCAAAGGAATACTCCTTACCACCACCCACATAAACGGCTGCGGCCTTCGCTTCGCGCTGCTCTTTTGTTTGGCTTAACTGCAAGGTGTGAGTTTCCCCAAACTTGCCCTCGCTTTTGCGTTTGTTCAATACCAATTTCAGGTACTTCTTTCCGTTTTTGCCCTCGGTTATTGCATCCTTTGGGATGTCAGTCAGGCAGATGTCTATTACTATCATGTTTTTTTAATTTTTAAAATTTTTTATCTCGTAGGTAGTCTTTATATTTAACAACTGCACGGTCAATGGAAACAAGTATAACTAGAATCGCAGTGGCAGATATGGCGGCCACAAAAAGGTGTAACACCCATATCCATGCCTCTGCTTGCACATTCAAAAATCTTTCCCAAAATCCAATGCTTAATATCATGTTGCAAATATAGTTTAATTTTCTTTACTATGCAATTTGTCAATCAAATTTTTAAGGACTTTTTCATACTGCAACCTAAACCGCTTTTCGTAAAGGCACATGGCATCCACTTTGTGAATGGCATGAATGACGGTTGTATGGTCGCGCCCGGCAATGTCTCCCACTTTTGACAGCGAAAGCCCAGAGTATTTATACATCAATTGCATCCATATATGACGCAGTTCTACCAGTTCCCCTTTTCGGCTCCGGCAGGAAATAAACGAGGGCAAAAAGTGCGGGTAAACCTCACCGATTGCAGCTTCGATGTGTTCCTGAACCGATGTTTTCGCCACCTTTTCAAACAGCATTTGTTTGAGGTAGGCAATATCATTCATGCAGAGTTGCAATTTATCCGACATTTCGCTTTGATTTTCGATTTGCTGCTGGTATCGGGCAGCCATTGTCTGCCAATACTTTACTTCGCGTTTAAGCTGGTGGATTTTGGTGTTTAGATTTTCTGTTTGTGTATTCATCGCGTAATAATTTCAATGTGTGTTCGCCCAGATTGACCGCTTCAATGTCCTTCATCAGCTGGTAAATTTCAATCATGGTGTTTTGCGGTGCTTTTCGCAGGTAAATTTTAGCCTTTGGTATGGCAGCAGCAAGGCGTTTACCCTGCCGGATTAATTCTTCATCAGTCCAGTTTTTGTAGTTCATCGTTTGCTTTCTCCATAAAAAGTCCGATACTCAAACATTTCTTTAAACCTATCTGCAAGGCGTTCGCCATATTTTGCTTTCATCATTTCCCGGTTCAGGTTGGTGTTTACGAATGTCCGGGCACGGTTTTCGTAGCGCAAATAAAGAAGAGTTGACATCGGGTCTACCTTTGTGCCATATCGTGTAACAACATCGTGTTCAGTTCCCAAGTCATCAATCATCAGATACCCCCGGGAACGGCTTAAAATTTCTTCTTCGCCATTCTTTTGATACAAGGCGTGAAACATACGGGTATTAATCACTTCGCAATCTATCCCGATTGTTTTCAAAGCCCCGGCAGCAAGTCGGAAAATAGTGGTTTTGCCGTTACCAAGCCCCCCCATAAGGCACAGCCCTTTGTCACCATTGAAAATGTGGTCAATGACCTTCAATTCGTTTTCTGCGTAGTGCCATTCCTTACCCCAATTCGTTGCAATTTGCTGCATGATTGCGGCAATCTTTGCCGGGTTCTGATAGATTTTAACTTTTTCAACTGGCTGTCTTTTTTGTAAGTAGGCCAGAATGTGGTCGAGTGCTATATCGTTATTCATATTTTATGTTTGTCAGTCCTATTGCCCTGCCCGGGTCGCGCTGTTCCGTTTCCATTGGTTTCAGATAAGGAATTGTGTTTGCCAGTTTCGTTTTCCAGTTTTTTATTTTTTGCCCTTTGCCGTCGCGCCACTTGTTTTCCACCCAGCTGTCAAATTTGGCGTTAAGGGTAAATTCATATCCATTGTTTCCATTCACCAAACTTAAACCATATTGAACAAAATCTTCACGCGCTGGTATATCTGTATTCCTTACATTATCATTATCAATATCATTATCATTATCAATATCATTATCAGCTTTTTTTGCTTTCGTTTGCTTTTCAAAAAAACCATTTGCTTTTTTTGCTTCTGTTTGCTTTTTAGGTCTGCCACCTAATTTTCCGCTATCGCTTCGCTTTTTGCATACATCTTCGTACAACTTCAAATCCCTTTTTAATTGCTGTTTGATTGGCTCAAATGCCAGTTGTAAATACAAATCAGGTGTTGCCGGGTTTTCGTCATTGACATACGCGAAAATGTGTTTAATAAGTTTACCTGCCAATTCATCAGGCAGTAACTTAAAAATGCTCTGTTGGTCTGTGTAGAGCAGGAAGGACTTTTTATCCTTTGCCATTGTGTAGTGTTTTAAAAACAAAAACCCCCACGCTTTCAAAGTTGGAACCGGCTCCAAGATAGCCGCCTTTTACTTGCGTAGGGGTTGTTGAATTATTTTTTCTCATTGCTTGGTAATTTCGGCAGGGGTTCCAGTCCTGATGTTCCGATATGCAAATATACAACTTTATTCCTGATCTCTTTCTATTTGCTCAACTTTTCGCAAAATATCTCTTGCAAATGCTTTGGCTGTTAGATCGTCAAACTGAATGACAAGGCAATCGTTGGCTGCGTCAGTGATGCAGATTTCAACAAAGGTTTTGTGAATTTGAAGTTCTGCCCGTGTGCCATGCCCGTTGTCATCGTGATAAATAACTAGTTCCTCAATCATTTTGCACCTCTCTTTCTGCCCATTGCTGTTCGTGCCGGTACTGGTCAAGTGCCATTGCATTTGTCCAGCCTTGTTCCCATTCTTCAAACATTGGTGTGTGTTGGCGGTGGGGGTTGTCGCCATCGTGAAAGCCCTTACAAAACAAATTGTAGGCTTCTGCCCCTTGCATTTCGATTTCCATGCTGCAAATATAGTGTAAAAAACTAAACTTGCAAATTTATTTTGCAAAAAAGATATTTTTTTTTATACCTTTGTGCTGTGCAAAAGCACACAAAAATCTACTTACGCCATTTCGGGTACGATGTAAGCGACTTTGTACCCTGCGAGGTATGCGGATGCCGGGCAGTAGATATTCACCACATTGAACCGCGTGGCATGGGGGGCAGTAAAAAAGCTGATACCATTGACAATCTTATGGCGTTATGCCGGGAGTGTCACATCGAATACGGGGATAAAAAGCAGCACAAATTCCGGCTGCATATTTGCCACCAACTCAAATTAAGTGAAGCGCGATGAGATTATTTTGCAACTGGCTTCGGCTGACTGGCTCAAACAAGCGGTTAAAAACATTGGCGGCAACCTTTCGGGCGACTTGTATCAGGAATTTTTTGTGGTTGTTTGCTCCAAGCCGGATGAAGAAATCGAACGCATCCACGCGGACGGGTATATCTCGTGGTGGTGCATCCGCATTCTTGTCAGGTTATTTCACGGCAACGGCAAACAGAAATTTTACCGAGAGTTTAGAAAGCCATCGGACAGCCTGCCCGAACATCTTGACGACCTTTCAGACGAATACAACGAGGACGAATATCAACGCCAACTTTTGGCACTCAAACATGACGAGCAATTTTACGGGCGTGTGGCAAAGGATCACAACCGCGCTGATTGGTATGTCCGAATTTTATGGGAAATGTATAGCAAGAACAGGTCAATGAAACAAATTAGCCGGGATAGTGGCATCAACTTCCGAGAGATACAGACAATCATAAACGCAATGAAAGACGAAATCCGCAGACAATATGACAGACATAATCCTTAAATCAATCCTGATTGCCTGCACTTGCCTGCTGGCATCGCGGTATTTTTTCCCGCCCCTGATTTCATTTATCACCCGAAAGAACAGCTACTTCCGTAAATCAGTGAAGCCGTTTGAGTGTGCCTTTTGTTTGTCATGGTGGACAGCTCTGTGCTACTTCCTTTTTATTGTTGAACCCTGGGCTATCCCGGCGGCGGCTTTTACGGCAATCGTAGCGGCTCAAATTGATAAAAAGTTATGAAGTTAGGTTGGTGGCTTTGCGCGTCTGTGATTTGCTCTTATTTGTGCTTTGCATATTTTCATGGACAAAATGTGTCCACATGGCCGGAAAAGGTTGTGGTTGTTTGGTTGCTACTGACCGGGCTTTGTTGGCTCAATATTTTAATCGTTTCATACCTTGAACTTAAAAGAAGAACTTAAACCGCACCTTAATCAGCTTCACCGCACCGGCACATTGAATTTGCCCCAAGAACTTTACAACCGGGTGCGCGACGAATACGAACGCAGAAATGGGCGTAAATTGCCCCCTTGTTCCACTTGCTTACAAGATTTTATTAAAACAATATGCAGAGAGTAAAACATTCAGGCAACGCCGGGGATTTAATTTACAGCCTTCCGGCAATGCGCGCAATCGGTAAGGACATTGAATTGGTTTTAGTTCCAAATATTCCATTACAAGCCGTTGGCGAACACCCCAACAACGGCGTGCAGCTCACAACGCAAATGTGCGATATGCTCCGTCCTCTGCTGTTTGCGACTGGCTTCATCAAGTCCGTGCAAATAACCGAAACCCCAGAACGGATTGATTATGACTTCGACCTATTCAGGAAGTTCCACAATTACACCGGACACATCAGTCAATGGTACTTTCACATCTACCCAAAATTGACCTGCGATTTATCCGAGCCGATTAAATTCAAGTGGACTGAACAATTCAAAACCGACCGCCCGATTATTCTAAACAGAACCGCCCGGTACCACAACCCCACTTTTGATTACAGCGTCCTTGCCCCATATCAGGATAAAATCACATTCGTAGGATTGCCGCAGGAGTTCAAAGTTATATCCGCAAAACTGCCCGGCATCTCTTACAGCGAAGTGAAAGATTTTTGGCAACTTGCCGGGTACATTTCTAATTGTGAGTTATTCATCGGCAATCAATCTATGGCATACGCAATCGCAGAAGTAATGAAGCACCCCCGAATAGTTGAGGTATGCCCGTATGCAAATAATGTAATCCCGACCGGGGCGAATGGATATGGCGCGTTTACCGTGATGAACCTGATACAAATAATGAAATACAAATATGGATAAATTACAATGGTGGCATAGCGTTCCTATGCCTGACGGCACAACTACCAAAGGCGTTCACAATTACGAAACAGCAACGGGCGACCGCTATCTTTTTCCCGATGTCAATGGGAAAACCGTTTTAGATATTGGCTGCTTTGACGGCTACTGGTCAGCAAGGGCAATCAGGAATAAAGCAAAATCAGTTATCGCAGTTGACCGGCATATTTTACCCACCTGCAAATTGGTATCGGAAGCCTATGGGTTCAAGTACGAAAATTGGGGCGACATTAACAAAACGCTATGGGGCAAGGGTAAGTTTGATGTGGTGCTTTTTTATGGCGTTGTGTATCACCTTTTCAATCCGGTGCAAGGGATAATGAATGCAATCAAATGCGTTGCCCCCGGTGGCACTTTAATAATTGAAAGTGCCTGCAATCAAATTAACACGCCCGACGGCTTTTGTCTTTTCAATGCTGACGATTGGGATGGCGACGATACCAATTACTTTATGCCGTCAATCAGCGGCCTTGAAAACACTATTAAGGTGGCATTTAAAATCCTGCAAAGGGATTACCAAATAATCAGGAAGCAAGACGACGGGGCAAAAACTCGCATCACCTTTGAGATAATTTGCAAATGAACTGGGTAAAAATTACAGAGGTTCGCTACAACGATAAGAACCCCCGTGTTATCCGTGACGAGAAGTTCGCGAAGTTAAAGCGGTCAATAATTGAGTTCCCCGAAATGCTTGAAAAACGCCCGCTTGTTTGCGTTACCCGTGAAGACGGCAAGTTAATGGTATTGGGCGGCAATATGCGGTTAAAAGCCCTCAATGACATCGGGGCGGCAGAAGTACCCGTTATATTGGCAGACGATTGGAGTGAAGAACAACGGGCAAGGTTTTTGATTGCTGACAATGTGGGCTTTGGTGAGTGGGACTGGAATACACTTGCAAACGAATGGGATGCGGAAAAGTTAGAAGCGTGGGGTTTGGAGTTGCCGCCTATGGATGCAATCGAATTGGAAGCAGAAGAAGATGATTACGAAATGCCCGATGAATTGCAGACCGATATTGTGCTGGGTGATTTGTTTGAGATAGGTGAACACCGGCTGCTTTGTGGGGATAGTACGGATAGCGACCAAGTGGCTCGGCTGATGAATGGGGAGAAGGCTGATATGGTATTCACCGACCCACCATACGGAATGAACGCAGTATCAAAGTCGGGCGTACTGAAGGAAAAATACGGAAGTGATATTCTTGGTGATAGCGACACGAATGCAGCAAAAGATTCATTCAATCTGATTTATTCATTGTACCCCGATGCTTTGCACATTTGGTGGGGTGCGAACTACTACTCATCCTGCTTGCCCGATTCTGAATGTTGGATTGTTTGGGATAAGAACAATGGTGGAAGCGACCAAACCGATTGCGAGCTTGCGTGGTCAAACGCACGAAGTGTGGTACGCCAATACACGAAAGCATCAGAAAAAACCAACAGGGTACACCCAACACAAAAACCCGTTGATTTAATTTCGTGGGCATTCAATAAATTTTGCGACAACGCTAAACTCATTAGTGACTTTTTTCTTGGGAGTGGAGCCACAATGGTAGCAGCACACCAACTTAAACGCAAATGCTACGGGATGGAACTTGACCCGAAATACTGCCAAGTGATTATTGACCGAATGATTAAACTTGACCCGACACTTAAAATCAAACGCAACGGGCAAACTTACAACCGACAAACAACCGATGGCAAATAAATTAGACAACCTGAAAAAGGGTGATGGTTTTGATAGCCACCCTGACAGAATTAACAGGAACGGCAGACCTAAAAAGTATGTAACTCTTCTCAAAGAGCAGGGCTACAAACTTGCCGAAATAAACGACACAATTCAGGCGATGCTGTCAATGGATTTGGAAGAGTTGAAAGAGGTGTGGCAAAACCCCAGGGCAACGATACTTGAAAAGACGATTGCAAATGCTATGCGGAAGTCATTGGAGAAGGGCAGCCTTTATTCGATTGAAACCTTGCTATCCCGTGTGTACGGGAAGCCAAAGGAAACCGCTGATGTTAACCAAACGGTGCAGGGCAAAGTAGAAATAACCTTAGATTTAGGCAAATGACAATCAGAAGACAGCGCAACGCACGCAAGCGTAAAGGCACACGCAAGCGGATAGCCAAATTAAGTTTGATTTACGCTTGTATGCGGAGTAAAAGAATAATGCAACTTTACAACATAGTGAGGGGACTGGCATGAAGATACTCGCACTTTGGGAAGGCATGGGGGGAGTGGAATATCACCGCCTTTATTCGCCCTTGAAATACCTGCAAATTAACCACAGCGACAAAATTGATGTCGAAATCTGCACAGAAATAAACGAAAAGGGGCTGCCCGATTTACGGGGGTATGACCTTGTGCTGTTCAACCGATACATCGGGGCAAAGCATTACGATGTCCTTGTTCACCTTGCGAAGTACAATATCCCCTACATTATCGACATTGACGACTATTGGGTGCTGCCCCGGTTTCACCACGCTTATAGGTGGTTTAAATCCAACCAAATCAAATCAGCCATAACCGATGCAATCAACTACGCCCACGCGGTTACAACAACTACCCCGGAATTGGCATCGAAAATCAGGGCTTTGAATAAGAATGTGGCAGTCATTCCAAACACCTTAAACCTGACAGATGAACAATGGTTATCAGAGCCGACCGCATCCGATAAAATCCGCTTCGGGTGGGTAGGTGGGCTTACCCATGCAAACGATATACAAATAATTTGCGACAGCATTGCGGATATTTGCGCTGCCTATCCTGACAAAGTGGAGTTCTATTTGTGCGGATATGAGCAGCACCACATTTGGCAGTCAATCCTTTACCGATTTAACGGGGCAGCGGATAAGGTGCGCCCACAAATCAAAGTCAGCCATGCCCAATCAGTCAACGAATACGGCAACTTTTACCGGTTGTTTGATGTTGCACTTGCACCGCTAGAAGACACCAACTGGAACAACTGCAAATCAGAGTTGAAACTGATTGAAGCCGCAGCCTATTCGCTGCCCGTGATTGCATCCGGGGTGAAGCCGTATCTGAACCACGCAGGTAATGCCGGGGTGCGATTGGTGAAGAACACGCCCACCGATTGGTTCAATGCTATGCGGTGGTTTATTGACAACCCAGACAAGACAAAAATCATGGGCGAAGCGAATAAAGCCTATGCAGATATTCACCATAACTTCCCGGCAATAACACAAGCACGATTGGAATTCTACCTTGACAGCTTACAGCTATAAACGCCCCTTTGTGACCGATTACCAACGGGCAATATTAGACAGCCCTGCACGCTATACGGTAACCGCTGCCGCTACAAAGGTAGGCAAGACGGCATCGCATATCATTTGGTTGTTTGAGCAGGCGTTACGGGTTGGCGAAAATCAATCGGTTTGGTGGGTTGCCCCCGTGTATCAGCAGGCAGAGATTGCGTTTAACCGGATGCGGACGCAGGTAACGGACAAATCGTTCTTCAAAGTGAACGAAAGCAAACTACGCCTGACCACTCCAAGCGGTTCAATTATTCAATTCAAGTCAGCAGAGAAACCGGATAACCTTTACGGTGATGATGTTTACGCAGCCGTGTTCGATGAGTTCACCCGGGCAAGAGAGGAAGCGTGGTTTGCCCTGCGAAGTACCCTAACCAAAACAGAAGCGCAATGCAAGTTGATCGGGAATGTCAAAGGCAAAAAGAATTGGGGCTACAAATTAGCTGAACGGGCGCGGATGGGTGAGCCTGGTTACGAGTTCCACAAGATTAGTGCTTATGACGGGGTGACCGCTGGCATCCTATCACTTGACGAAGTAGAGCAGGCGAAGCGCGATTTACCTACCCACATATTTTCAGAATTATACCTTGCCGAGCCGACCGAGGACGGCAGCAACCCGTTTGGATTGTCACACATTCAGCAGTGTATTCGACCCCTATCCGGCAAACCCGTGGAGTGGTACGGCATCGACCTTGCCAAATACACGGACTGGACTGTGATTATAGGTTTGGATGCTGATTACAATGTGGCACACTTCGACCGCTTCCAAATGGACTGGGCGCAAACAGAGCAAAAAATCATTCAGTTGGTAGGGCAGACACCCGCTGCGATTGACAGCACCGGGGTTGGCGACCCAATTGTTGAGAAAATCCAAAGGGTTTGCCCCCGTGTTACCGGGGTGAAGTTTACCAGCATTTCAAAACAGCAGATGATGGAGCAGCTAACAGCCGATGTTCATGCCGGGGCGATTGGTTTTCCGGAAGGGGTTATCGCGGACGAGATGCGGAACTTTGAATTTGAGCATACCCAAACCGGGATGCGATATTCTGCCCCGGCAGGATTGCACGATGACGCGGTGTGCGCCCTTGCCCTTGCGCGGCATTGCAGCCAAAAAAATAAGAAAGGTGTGTTTTTTGTCATTTAGAAGTGTAAACCAAAAACCCCTAAATTTGTAAAATGAAACTACCGAAAAGTTGGAATGACATAACCATCGGGCAATTTCAGCAGCTGCAAAAGTTGACTGAACCCACGCTGGATAACCAAATCAAAACGCTGTCCATTTTATCGGGCAAAACCACAGATGAAATTGAAGACTTGCCGATTGTGGAAATGGAACGGCAACTCACCCGGCTGGCTTTTATGTCTGAATTACCAACCGCGAAAAACCTGACCGCGTTTCATTGTGGCAATTATGTTTACCGATTTGCAGCTAACCAGCACCAACTTACAGCCGGGCAGTTTATCACGGTGCAGGACTTGTTTTCCGGGGGGAATTGGATAGACAATTTGCACAAAATCATGGCAGCATTGTGCGTTCCTTACCGGATATTGTTACCCAAGCGAATGGAACTGAAAGCCGTGGACTTTGAACCCACCGCAGAGTTGTTTCAAAAGAAGATGCCTATCAGTTTGGCATACGCTTACACGCTTTTTTTTTCGACTTGCTTGCCCGAATTACTGGCAGCTACCCAAGTATTTTTGGAGCAAGAGGCGAAGGAGTTGAAGAAGACAGCCGAAAGCGCGAACGGGCAGGGCTAATCTGGTTGAAGGTAGTTGACACGCTGGCAGGTGGCGACCGCACGAAGTATGATTTCTTTTTTGATATGTCGGTTGTGGAATTTCTGAACGCCTACTCACTTGAAAATGAAAAGGCACGGCAACGAAGCGAACGACTGAACCAAGCGGCAAGCGATGCCAAACGAGCAAAAGACGGCAATGTTTATGTGATTGCCTTGCTTTCGGAAATACTGAATAAGTAGTATATTTGTGAAGCCACGCTGCATACCATAAGAACTGCACGGTGGATTGTAGTCAAACACGGGAATAGCCAAAGGCATAACCGATATTGGCAGCCCCTGCAAAAATTATTTGGCCAATAAAAAACTGGCAGGGGTGTGAAATTTTTTGTATATTTGCACTCAGTAAGGCTGCCTTGGAATTGGTCATTTAGCGGTGACGCGCATGGCCGCAATAGTCATTTCGGGTTTTCATAGTGATTGGGGGGTTCGCCCCCCTTTTTTATTGGGTACATTTTAAGATGTGGGAATTACCAAAAACCAACTGAACGCAATCAATTCTGGGGCGCTGTCAAAAATCGGGCAGAACGCAGAAGACCCAAGTTTCAAAGCCACAAACCTACTCGAAGAAATCCTGCTGGGCGTTGCAAAGGAATTGACCGACGCTTTGCGCGAAGACATTTTGAAAAAGAATGTTAAGGCAAGCGGCAACCTAATTCAGTCCTTTGACGCGTCAAATGTTTACAAAGTAGCCGACGGAGTTACAGCCGAAATAAGGGCAGCGGATTATTGGTATTATGTTGACCAAGGCAGGGGTGCAACAAAGAAAGGGCATCAAGGCGGTTTGTTTTTGTGGCAAAGAATAGATGAATGGTTGCTGCAAAAAGGTATAGCAACGCCATCGGATTTTAAAAAAGAGGGTGACAGCGTAAAAGATGCCCGTGAAAATTTTGCCCGGGTCATTGCAAAAAAGATACACCGCAAAGGAACAATCAAACGCTTCGGGTATAAAGGCGCAAACTTTGTGCGTGATGTGCTGAACCAGCAGAGCATCAATGCCATTGCAGAACACTTGGGCGAAGCATTAGGGCAGCGCATAGCAATCAGCGTTAAAATGGCAGAGGGTACACCGCAAACCTAAACGGTACATTTACCTATGTGGCGATTACAATCGAAAACGAACCGGGCGATATAACACCCGTTTACAGCGACATCACTTACACGCTGTCCAGCACCAATTCAGGGCAGACAAATTTCAAATTTGTGGCGGTGGTCAAGAACGCAGCCGGAACAACTTTGGCAAAACTCAAAGCCCCGGTTTATGCCGGCACAAGTTACGGGGTGTTTAACCTAACGCGCATATTGCAAAACTATGTGACATTTGACTTCACGCAGGCAACCTTACACCCGGGCAAATGCACCAACTCATTCATTGCTTATTCTGTTGAATTTGGCGAAGAATACGGGGGAACTGAATACCTGAACCTAACCAGCGACACCGGCAAATATGCGTGGAATGGGTTGTTTTCAAAATGGGATAGCGAACTAATCAGCGACTACCAAATAAACACATTCCCAAGCACATCGGTTAAATTCCTGACCACAATCAGACGCAGGCGTGTTACCCGAGCGCAGTACGATTACCTTTATTTTTTGCGCGGGGCGGGTGGCATCCCTGACCGCATTGAGGTGGTGGCATATAACGCAGCAGGAAGCACCACAACCAGCCAAATAAAACAGACATTCACCACATCGGCAAAAGACGAATACCTATTGAGGGTGGCAGCAGGAGTGACAAACCTTAATCAAATCGCAGCGGCAAATCTTTACAGCGGAACAGCGGGTTCGATTGTTCCGGTGGGGACTGTCTATTATACTATACAAGCGAAGTATATCACAGACGCAGGAACGGAAGCCTATCGTTTTGACATCGTAGAAGAATGCAGCAAATATGCGCACCGGGTGTTGTACTTCCTAAACCGATTGGGCGGCTTTGAAACGCTGCGATGCTCAATGCTTAACCGCGACACCTATACAATAGACCGCAAACAATTAAAAAGAAACACCTATGGCTTTACCGGAACGCAATACGGACGCGACACCGCAGCCCACGGCATCGCAAGTTACGCCACAACCAAATCGCGCAAAGTAATCCTGAACACTGATTTCCTGAATGAATTGGAGTGGCAATGGGTTGATGAGTTAATTAGCAGTCCGGTGGTTTATTTGGACGGCAATATCCCGGTGAACATCACCAACACCCAAGTTGAAGTGTTTGACCTGAACGACGGGCCGCAACAACTACGCATCGAAGTTGAATACACTGAACCCGAAATCCTGCAGAATATATGAACAATGTGCGTTTAGAATGTGGCGGTCAGGTTGTTGACCTGCCGACCGATTTCGGTATTTTGATTAATAAGTCAATCGCGGATATTCGTGAGCCTGAAAGCAGGTCATCGGATTGGTCAAAAACCTTTACTTTGCCGGGTACGAAGCGGAACAATAAGCTGTTTACGCATCTGTTTGACCTGAACTTGTCAATCCGCAACACCACCGCAACGAATTTCACCCCCGATTTTAACCCTAATTTAAAGGCAACGGCATCGTTGTATGTTGATGAAGTCACCCAAATTGAGGGGTTTATTCGTTTGCTGAATATCAATGTCACAGACCGCCATCAAATTCAGTACGAATGCACGATGCACGGGCAGCTTGCGGACTTGTTCGCGAAGATAGCAGACAAGCGAATGGCAGAACTGGATTTCACAGAGTACAACCACACCATAAACGCCACCAATATTTTTAATTCGTGGGATACTTCAATCGTAAAAAATGGCAGTTCGGGTTATGTGAATTTCAGCGGTGGCAATCCAAAAGGCGAGGGCTATGTTTACGGGTGGATTGACGATGGCACTTATAGTGTATATGATAATTTGTACACTGATAAGATGACCCCGTATGTCTATGCAAAGGAAATCGTTGACAAGATTTTCAGCGGCGCGGGGTATAATTACAGCAGCGATTCGTTTTTCAATTCTACTCTGTTCAAACGGCTTGTTGTTCCCTGCCCGACAAAGAACCCAATTTTATCAGACACCCAAATTCAGCAACGCCAATTTGAAGCCAAGTTTAGCGGCACTACATCGGTAGGCCCAGCAGGTGCAAAATTATTATTTCAAACGGAAACGCTTGACCCGTCAAATCAATGGAATACAACCACATCAACTTTTAAATCAGCCTTCAATAATCAGGTTCACGAATTTTATTTATACCTGAACGGAACTGCAACGGGATTGGCAGCAAGCCAAACCAACGGCATCTATTTTCAGTTGTATGTGAACGGGGTTGTAAAAACGGGCATATATTGGAAAGTTGAAGCCAACGGCAGCGGTGGTTTAAACATTGATAATACCCTTACATTCCCGGCAGTTAGATTGAATGACGGTGACGAGGTGACCGTTTATTACTGGCTGACAAAACAAGGCGGTGCAGGCGCAATCATAAACCCCACATTTAGCCTTACAGCCGACACAAAGTTGTTCAACTACATTGTTGAGAGTAATTATGGGTATGGTGAGGAAATGGACTTCACCGGGTTTTTCACCGGGGTTGAAACCAAACAGCGCGAATTTATGCGGTGGGTGTTTACCATGTTCAATCTATACTGCGAACCTGACCCAAATCGCGCAAATACGGTTGTGGTTATGCCACGCGAAGATTTTTACACCAGCAGCGTAAAGGATTGGACAATGAAGCGCGATTTGTTACAGCCGTTGGAAATCACGCCAATGGGCGACCTCGATGCCGGGCGATATGTGTTTACCTATGCCGAGGGTGATGACGAACAGAACAAATATTACAAAGAGGATTACGGGCGTACTTACGGGGATAGGAATGTCATTGTAGAAAATGACTTTGTAAAGGACGAGAAAAAGATTGAAATCGGCTTTGCTCCAACGCAAATAGTAAAACCGGATAGTGAGGTCGATAAATTCCTGCCCTCAATCGAAACCAACAGCCAAGAGCAAAAAGGCGGGCGGCTTCGCATCCTGCAATATTCACCGATAAATTGCAATGTTTACCGGGTAGTGCAAGGTTCACCAAACAGCACCGGCACGCCAACGCTTCATGTAAAGCAAAAATATCCTTTCATGGGTCATTTGGACAGGCCTGAAACATCAACAACGGACATAAATTTCGGGTTGCCGCGTATGATTGGATTGAAACCCGGAACGGCTGTTACCAATAACAACCTCTACAACGCCTACTGGTCAAAGTACATTCAGGAAATTACCGACAAGGATAGCAAGATAGTCAGGGGGGCGTTTCACCTTACCCCGGCAGACATGGAACGGCTATCATTCCGGGACTTGTATTTCTTTGACGGCAACTATTTCAGGCTTAACAAGATTGAAGATTATGACCCGGTGAACCCATCGGTGAACATCTGTGAGTTTCTGTTCCTGAAAACCGGGCAAACATTCACAGCCACAACCGGAACAACCGGGGGCGGGGGGACACAAGGTGGTGGCAATGAGCAGGAGTATGACCCACGGGGCGGTGGCACAAATGGCAAGGTAATTCAAAACAAGGGCGTAAGTATTGGCGACTTCAACACGGTTGGCGACGGCATCGGGGTAGGTGACGCGATTACCAACTACGGGCTTAAAAATGCAGCATTCGGTTCAAGCGGTGTGACATTCGCGCCCGGTAGCGAACGGGCAGTTGTAATCGGTGAAGCCGGTGCGGATATGGTCGAAGCCGACGAGGTATGGCTGCAAGGTCATTTGATGACGCAGTTGAATTTCAGCACCAACCGGATTAAGGTAGTAACCGGGGTAGCAACATACACGCCAAGCCTTTACGAAGACATTTTGATTGTCAATTTGACCGCGAACACCACAATCAATTTGCCGGAAGCATCCACGGCAACATCAAAGGCATACTACATCTATAAGAACACCGGGGCGCATCAATTAATAATTGACGGATACGCAGGTGAATACATTGACGGGGTCGAAACATACACAATAACCAACCATTACGAGTGCATCCAAATTGTTTGTGACGGCACAGAGTGGTATGTAATCAGTAAAAAATAATGGCACAAGAAACAACAGTTGCAGTAAAAATAAACGCCAGTACGGGCGGCACAGAAAGCGTCAAATCCTTAAAGGCGCAAATCAGGGAAGCCACACAAGAAGCCATGCTATTGGCTCAAAAGTTTGGTGAGTTTTCACCCGAAGCGCAGCAAGCAGCCGCACGGGTTGCTGACCTGAAAGACCAAATGGAAGACTTTGGGCTTCGTGTCAAAGGTTTGAACCCTGACAAGTTCACCGTTTTTGCAAATGTAGGTCAGGGTATTGCCCGTGGCATTCAGGGCGCAACGGGGGCAATGGCTTTGTTTGGTATTGAGGGAGAAAACGCCACAAAAATACTTGCCAAAGTACAAGGCGCAACAGCATTCGCAGAGGGCGTTCAGGGCATTATGGATATGTCCAAAGGAATGAAGGGGTTTGTGCAAACCACTATTCAAGGTTTCAAGGGCATTCGCGGGGCTATTGCGGCAACGGGAATTGGTTTGCTGTTGGTGGCGTTGGGTACTGTTGTAGCCTATTGGGATGACATCAAGGGCGCAGTTGGTGGGGTAACAGCGGAGCAAAAGAAGCTGAACGAACTTGCCGAAAAGAACCTTGCAGCAGAGGAAAAGAAATTTGAAACGCTGGAATTGTCTGAAAATTCGCTGAAACTACAAGGCAAAAGCGAACGCGACATTCAGAAAATGAAGGTCAATCAGTTGAACACGGAAATTGAGAAAGCCAAAGTTGTTGTCAAAAACGCCAAAACTTCCCGTGATTTAGAGGTAGCCGCGGCAAAGCGGAATAAGGACATTACGCAGCAGTTAATCAAGGGTAGTTTAGAGGTCGCCAATTTGGGATTGCGTGTAATGGCTGCGCCAATAGATGCGTTAATATCAGCAGCTAACGCGGCAAGTGAAGCGTTAGGATTTGGCAAAATAACCACCTTCAACATTAATCAGGAAATCACCAAAATGATAAACACTTTTTCAGAGGGAGCAGCGAAATTTCTGTTCAATCCCGAAGAAGTTGCAAAAGAAGGTGACAAAACTATTGCCGAAGCCGAAAAGAAATTACTTGAATTGAGTAGCAAACGCGATGGCATCCTGCTGGAAATGCGTAATCAGGACATTGAAGCAGCCAAAGCAGGGGCAGAAGCGGCAAATAAATTAGCAGAAAACCAACGCAAAGCACAAATCGAGGTTGCACAGTTACAAGCCAAAAGTCTACAAGAGCAATTAGACGCTGCGGAAATGGCGTGGGCAGAGGAAATCAAAGGCGAACAATACAAGGGCTGGACACTTGAACAGCTACAAATAAAGCACGACAATATAATGGCTAAAATTCGCGCTGATTATTTGGCAAAGAAAAAAGCCGATGAAGATAAAGACAAAGAAGACGAGAAAAAGAGGGAGCAAGAAAGGCAAGCGTATAAAGAAAAAGTAAACCAAAGTATGCTGGATGCCAACGCGGCATTTTATGAAGCACAAAAAAGGGATGCAATTCAAACCAGCAAAACACAAAATGAGTTAGCGCAAAGATTGCAGGCTATTGAATTGGAGCAGTTGCAGGCCAATTTAGATGCAATGACCGCAATCAAAGGCGAAAATAGCAAAGAAGCCATTGAAGCCGAACTTGCACTTGCACAAAAGCGGCAGGAAATCGCACAGCGCGAAGAAGAAGCGACAAAGGCAACCGAAGCGGCAAAGCGTCAAATGCGATTGGACACATTGAGCAGTATTTCTTCGGTGCTTGGCTCACTTGCTGACCTTGCCGGGGAAAACGAAAAAACACAAAAGGCATTCGCACTCGCACAGATTGCAACTGACACAGCCATTGCCTTATCAAACGCATCCGCATCCGCATTTAGCCCCGCTTCACCGGATAACGCTGTAACGGGAGGTCTTGCAGGTGTGGCAAAATACGCATCATTTGTGGCAATCATTTTGAGCAACGCAGCAAGGGCAAGACAAATCCTGAAAGGCGGGGGCGGTGGTGGGGCAGGTGGCAACGCCCCGGCAACCCCAAACGCCCCACAAACAACCCCAATCACGGGCGGAACATTACCCGATACGGAAGCCGGGCAGTTCGCTGGAATGGGCAAGGTTTATGTGTTAGAGGGCGACATCACCAAAACGCAAACCCGTGTCCGCAGGGTGCGAAATGTATCAGTTGTTTAAAAAGTACATTTACAAGTGATGAATGAGTTACCAATTTACCGGATAGTTGTAAACGAAGACGATGAAACGGGCGTTGAATTTGTGAGCCTTGTTGAAAAGCCTGCAATCAAAAAGGACTTTTTAATGTTCAACGAGCAGCGCATGACCTATGCAGTTCAAAGCGAAGAAAAGCGGATAATCACCGGGGCTGCAATGTTGGCAAATAAACCGATTTACCGACACGATGACACCCGTGGCGAATACTATGTAACATTTGATGCGGACACTATTTGGACTATTGCCAAGAAGATTGCGCGAAAAGGTTCTTATTCAGCTGTAAACACCGACCACGCCACACCCGTAAACGAGGGCGTTCACATGATTGAGATGTACTTTGTCAACCGGGAACGCGGCATCAACCCACCTATCGGTTTTGAAGATGCCGAAGACGGCTCAATGTTCGTGTCCTATTTAGTTGACAATGACCAGATATGGGAAAAAGTAAAGGCAGGCGAATGGAAGGGCTTTTCAGTTGAAGGAATGTTTGACATCGAATATGAAGGCACAATCGCCCAAGAACTCCGCGCAATGACCGACAGCATCAGACATATTTTGCACCAAATTTCAAAAAATAATATTTAATCCAAATGAACATTCAGAAAGAAATCGCTGACTTAAAAGGGGCGTTTGCCGCTTTGGGCGAAGAAATCAAAATGCGTTTCAATGATGAGCCAGCCCCGATACAATTCGGTGAACTGACCCTTGTTGACGGCACAATCATTAAGTACGAAGGCGACGCGCCTGCAATCGGTTCGGCTCTTATCGTCGTTACACCCGAAGGTGAAGTTCCTGCTCCCGATGGAGTGCATGAAACTGACAGCGGACTGCTTATCAGCACCCAAGACGGCGTAATCGTTAGCATCGAAGAAAAGGAAATGGAAGTTGAAGCTGGCAAGAAAGAAGAAGAAAAGCCTGCTGAATTTGCAACCATTGAAACCTTTGAAACCTACCGCGCAAGCGTAGAAGAAAGGATGGCAAACCTTGAAAAAACCCTGATTAGCATGTTGGGTAAAGTTGAGGAAACCTTTGCCGTATTCGAGAAATTCAGCAATCAAACTCCCGCACCCACAGAAAAGCCCTTTGGACATAGCAAAGTTGAAAAGAATGAAGCGTTGGCTGGCTTCGCATCCGCATTCAAAAACCTTAAAAAATAATTAAATAAAATGGCATTCGTTGTTTCAGGTCTTACCGACTACACCAAAGAGGTAAAAACCGACCTACTCGTAAAATCAATGTTCAGCGGCAAAACTGCATCTCTGTTGCAGGGTGCTGGACAAGTTGTTCCAGGCATCAAGTCAGCAGAAATTCTGCCCTTGTTGTATTCCGATGTGTACTTCCAAACTGATGGCTGTGGTTACACCGCAAGCGGAACTACCACCATCACCAAGCGCACAATCACCGTTGGCAAAATCAAGGTTGAAGAAACCCTTTGCCCCAAAACTCTTGAAACCAAATACACTCAAATCGGGCTGGCTGCTGGTAGCCCCGTAGATATGGGAGTATTCCAAGAGCAAATCGGAAACGAAAAAGCTGGTAAAATTGCCGAAGCGTTGGAAACTGCTATTTGGCAGGGTGACGCAACCGGCGGTTCAGGTAACAGCGGTTTTTTTGACGGCTTCCTGACCATTTTGGGCGACCTCGGATTTGGTGGTGCTGGCGACCCTATCGAAGGCAACCCTGCAACTGGTGGCGGCTACACACAGCTGACTTCTTTGACTTCTTCAAACATTGATGACGCGATTGCAAAGATTTACAGCCTGCTTCCTTCCGCTATCCTTGACAAAACCGACTTGTTTATCGCTATGGGTACTGATACCTTCCGCGTTTACAAATCATGGTTGTTGACCGCTAACTTGTTCCACTACGCTGCCAATGAAAGCGCACCTTTGGAAATCGTTGATCCTTTGACCGGAATTAAAATCTACGGATTGAATGGAATGAACGGCACAAACAAAATCGTTGCCGGTCGCTGGAGCAATTTCTTCATCGGAACTGACATGATGAACGAAGAAGAAAATTGGAAGTTGTTCTACTCCGACGATAATGACGAGGTACGCTTCCGCGCCAGCTTCAAATATGCAACGCAGGTGGCATACCCTTCTGAAATTGTGTATTTTAAACTTCCATAATCGTTAAGTAAAAAAGTCAAACCCGGGGGGTGGGGTCACCCATCCCCCTTTTAATTTAAAAAAAAGATGCCTTGCGTATTAACCACCGGATTTACCCTTGATTGCAAAACGCAGTCAGCGGGTATAAAGTCAATTTACCTTGTTGAATTTGACGCTAAAAGCACCTTGACTAAAAGTTCAGGTGAAGTTTCTGCCCACACCTTGTCAGGCGGTAAATCTTATTTCAAATATGAATTGGAAAAAGAAACAACCGCAATGACTTGGCGCACCATCCCTTCAACC